CCATTTATATATAGATTATTATCTACTCCTTTTTTAGAGGAATCTTGCATTTTAGCTCGTGTACATTCTGACACATTTTTACCAAAACGTGGTTGTTTTTCTTTATCCAAACCTTTGTTCCAAATGTCATACATCGAGGCTGTTTCTTTTTTACTAAATTGTAATCCGTGTATTTTTAACCATTTTCGTATAGTATGGTAAGAGATTAAAGCTTCGTCTGCAATTCCTTGTAAACCTGTTTTAGTAGCAATAGCTTTATGTTTAGCCGAACTAAGCCAATCTTTTGATTTATAGCAAGGTTCTCCATTGACAGCAATAATGTCACCGACTTTCAAATCTTCAAGTGCAACAAAACCTTCTTTATGTTTTAAAAATTTATGTTCTTTTGTAGAACGCAAAAATTTACCGTCTTCAGTTTTTAAAACATACGTAGTTTTTATACCTGTTTTAAAAACTTCTTTAATTTTAGATTTTACTAATTTTCCTGATACTTTATCATAGACCCTAATACCTTTATCCCAAATGACTTTCATACGAGCATCATTTTGGTATCTATACAAATCTTTTATTGCTATTTTCTTAGTTCTGTTTTTGTTTACAGTTGTTATTAAACTATCTCCTGAAATGCAAAACTCCTGAAAACTAAAACTACGATGTCTTAATATTTGTTGAGCAATAGCTCTACTTGTAATTATTTCAACACACATATCAACCATTTCAAATGGACTCCAGTGTTTATTTTTAATTAAGTACTTAATAAGTTTATCCGAAGAATCAGTATTTAACTGATTCTCAGGATTACTTACTCTTGCACAATATACAATTAATTCTTCAGCATTTAATTCTTTTACTACCCCTTCAATTACAGATTTAGTAATTGATACTAATTTTACTTTACTCATTTAAAGACCTCCTTGTTTATATCCTCTACAAGGGCATCCAGAGTCTGAACAATTACAGTCATCATCTTCTTCAGAACAGTTTTCAAATAAAGAATCATCTGAGTCATAATAGTCTTTACCATCATCATCTGGGCCTTCATCCATAAGACAATTTCTTTCAAATAATCCTGCATCTTCTAATGTATTAGAATAGTAATCTGTCATAATTTTTTAATATTTTATTTTTTTATTATTTACTCATCAAAATCTCTTTCAGGTAGTTCAGGATATTCCCAATTATCAATTAAATTAGAAGATATTTCTTTAAAATTATCTTTAATATAACTATTAATTCTAATTTTATCTTCTTCTGATTCATTAGTAAATATAGGGTGGATATCTTCTATTTCAATATAATCTTCACCTTTATCATAGCAAGTTTGCCCCCAATATTCATAAGGGCCAATACCATTGTTGTCTACTCTATATTGAATATTACACTCTACTTCTTCATCATCAATATCTACATATAATATAGTACTTTCACTCATGTTTTACCAATTTATATTTAATCTGCCATTTGATTCTAATTCAAAATTAATTCTTCTAAATACTCCACTACCAAACCATTCATCATCAGCAGGATGCTCAGTTTTAATAACCTTGCTTTGTATAGGTATTAATTCTTCATATTTATGACAATCAGATCCTAATAAAATCCATATAATATTAACATTTTTAATTAAGTATTTAATTACATAAGTGATAAGATTTACCCATATAGCTTCATGTGATTTAGTAATCCTACTATCACCAGTAAGTTGCATATTTAAGAAGAATACATTTTGCTCTATTAAATAACTTAAATCTTGCCAATCTAATGAGTTACCACCTTTTAATTCTGAATCTAATTCAGGGTATTCTTTAACTAATTCATTTCTCCAATTAGTTATTGCTATTGAATTGAAATAACTACCACATCCACATATAGGGTGACCACAATAGTTCTTACCTACTGATTGGTTAATTAGAAAAACCACATTTATAGACTCAGGGTTTGATTCTTTAAATATTCTGAATACTTCTTCTTTCTCAGGATATACTTTTCTCTCTACCCTTAGAATATTAATCTTTTTACCCAACTCTAAGAACTCTGTTGAGAGAAGAAATGGTTCTAACGCATAAAACCATTTCTCCCCAAACAATTCAATTAATTTATCCTTCATTATTAGTTAATTCTTCTATTAATTGTTTTGCCTTATGTAATTCAGATTCTAAATATGTAAAATATTCAGTAATATTTTCTAAGTTATTTTTATTGTATGCAAGAGTAAGTTCTTTAATAATAATATCACTATAAGTTATTGAATTTTTATAAGGTTTTACTTCATTTTCAATATTAGATAGCGTAATACATAGGTTTGACCTACTTGTTTTTATAGTTGAAGCAATATAAGGTGTACTATTATTATTTTTTATATTGTAAAAATGATTTAATACTCTTAAAAACGTATGTTTAGCTATTATATTGTTCCTATCTCTTGATTTAATGCATGTAGGATCTATCCCTACATGCATTAATACTTTAAATCTAACAGATGAAATTAAATCATCAATATTTAATTTATTATTTAATTTATTATTCATATATTTCATTTAATAAATTTGGTTTACTATATAACTCTATATCTTCTGATAATTTCATACCAAATTTCTCTTCTAATTTTTCTCTTCTTGAATCAGATTTATTAAGAATATCTTTTAGTTCTTGCTTTTTATTATTATGAAAATTCAATATCTTTCTTTTCCCAACATCACTAATAAGACTATACTTACCATCTATAAACATCTCCACATCTTTATAATGTAAATCTTTAAAACAAAATGTATAAGCAACTGTATATGTAGTAGGATCACACATAGTTAAATAATTCTCATGTGTCATTAATTTAGACTCTTGAGTTGCATATAATGCCCCAGGAAAAAATCTATAAATAATTACTAATTGTTTTAAATTACTATTTAAATAGCTATTAATCATATATGAATCCCAACCAAACCATCTTTTAGTTTGTGTAGAACTACATGAAATTAAAGGCATTAAGAACCAACTTGTTAAATTTATAGTACTACAACTTAGATAATATCTACCTGAAATATCACTTTGCTTATCAATTTGTTTTATTATGAATTTAGATTTAACACCTTTTAGGTTAAACTCAATTTCTTGTTGTAATTTAAAAGATATTTCACCTTCATAAGATATACAAGCCAGTTGATTATTCTCAATAGTTTCATCAATAAAAGTAGCAGAACTACTTATTATAGCAATTCTACCACTTATCAATTCAACATTAATTAATCTACCTGATTTCTTTATCTTATATTGTAAATTCATTTATTGTAGTAAAGATTCAGTAACAAATTCATGTATATTTACATACCTATCAATCATCTCAGATGGATGACTATTTCTAGCAGCATAAGTACAATGTTGATAAAAATTAAATCCATTATCTCCATCAAATTGTGAGAATGTAGATTTATTAATTTCTTTCTTCAAAAGACTCATTTGTTCAGAAGTAATAATATCTTCTTGTACATACATTCTACCTGCCAATTCAGCCATTACTTTTTTATTAATACTTACTCCACGTAATTTATTAAAAGCTTCTTGAAAGTTAGTATATAATACATCAAGTTGTTCTAAACTATTTTGAATAAATATAGGAAATTCAACACCTACATTACCAATATGTTTTTTATCAAATGTAGCTACACCACTCTTAGACATAGCTTGATTAGAACATATACATATTCTAACACCTGGAATTATCTCTAATTTTAACTTCTTATCATAAGAGTTAACAAAAGATACACCAAAGTGCATATCACCCGCATCATATTTTTCTTTAAGTAATAGTGGGTCACCTTCTCTACTTAATTGCCAATCACCAAATACTTCCATTCCATGGTTAGAAGTGGTATATCTCTTTTTAACTGGATATAATCCTATATCTTCTAAATTACTTTGCAAAGTATTTATTAATTCTGTATTACTTATAGGAACATAAGTATTAGTAGCTTGTGGTACAGGTACACTCTTAATCCATTCTTCTGTTTGATTTTGAACTCTTTCAGCCATACTATTAAAATTCTAAATTGTTATTAATATTATCTTCTTCTTTAACTTTTGATATTATAGGAAATTGAGGTAATTCACCTATTTCACGTATAAAATCTTCATCACAATCTAACATATGAAGCAATCTATAATTCTTTTGAAATTCATAGATACCTTGAGATTCACCATAATGATTAATATATTTTCTTATTACAGCTTCATAATAAGAAAGTCCTATTTCATCACAGTCTTTAATTATTTTATTTGCAGCAACTTCTCCAAGTTTTGGAATACCAGAAACCCCATCAGCACTGTCACCCATAATCATTTGTTTCCAAATAAAACTATCCGCATCTTTTTTATTAGTTTCAACCCACCAACCTTTAATAAGTGAGTTAGGATCTTCTTTATTTTCTAGTTTATAACTGTAATTAAAGTGTTTATCTGCAATACTATAAAGTATATCTTTATCAGGACTACATATTACTTTCTCTACAGATTCAAATGTAAACTCTGGAAACCCATCATTTTTACACAGTTCCAAAGCAGATTCAAGCATTTCTCTAGTTTCAAACATATTATCTGATGCGCAAATATCTTTATTAGCAAAATAAGCAACTAAATCATCAGCTTCTACTTTATCCATCCATTGAGCATTATATTCAGCTATAAGATATTGTTTGAGTGTCTTAAACCATTTATTCTCAACTCTGTTAACTCTTGATTTCTTATATTCTGGATATAATTGATGTCTAAAATAATTCCCTTGAGAAATAAACATTACATAATGAGTAACTTCAGTCTTAATAAAGATGTTGTTAATTCTCTCATTTAATGTAATAATTGATTCCTCAAGAGTATCTGCAAGACTCATATAAATTAAAGAATCCGCATCTATAATAGCTAATTTATTATGCATTATTTAATGGTATTAATTTACTTTTTTCACTATTTATAAATAAATTAGATAGCTTTAGTTGTTCTTCAGTTGAATAGTCATTCATTGTAGGACTAATAATTTTTTTAAATTCTCTATTCATCTCTTCACTACTACATAATATTAATTTACTTCTACTTGAAATATTTAGAATATTCATACTTTTTTTAATTTTACTAAAGTATGTTGGATTATGTATGCTCCACTTTTCATTTACAATTACATATTCTTTATTTTTAGTGTTATGTGTAACAATTAAAGCTATTAATTCTGTTGAGTCAGAATAGTTACGTGCAAATCCCCCATAAAATTCTATATAATTATAATAACTTCTGTTTAATGTTCTATCAAAATAATATTTACATCCTACCTCATTATTGAAGATAAAAGCATTACTAGTATTTACATATTTATTTGTATTCCATTTAATAATTTTACAGTATTTTTTATCATGTAATTCAGGAAATTTAAACACGCATGGTGTAAATTCACTACCTCTTTTTAAATACATTGTTATATTGTTTCAAACATGAATAATTCACCAAATTCATTTATTTTAAAAGGTACATAGCATACATCTATCCCAGTATACTTATTAGTAAGATAATTTACTAATATATGAGTAATTCGAGCACCTATTAACATACCGAAATAAGCAGTTTGTTTAAATGTACAAGGCCCTTCAGATACTTCACTATCATCAAATAATGTTTTCTCATAATCTTCTTGTGTATTAGGTGTAACTGCATAGATTTCATAATAATTTGCTCTCAATCTACCATCTATAAGTAACTCTCTATCATCATGTTTCTTCCATTCTTCATACACTTCTTTCCTAGTTTTCATATTATCCAATCCTGTAACTATGATTGGAGTGTATTCATTCATATACTTATGGTTAAACACATTAATTGTAGCTAAACTTTGTGTTGACATAGTATCTTTAATAGCTTCAACTTTACTTTTACCTATTTGATTTCTATTAAAGAACTGAGTACCTAAATTAATTTCATTTACAACATCCATGTCAACTAAAAAATAAGTACATGGAATAGTTTTAGATAGGCAATACACTGTGTTTGAGCCAATTCCACCTAATCCTACTATTACAATTTTCTCCTTGGTACATTGTTCATACCAAGGAGCATCTTTAAATCTTTCGTTAATACGCATATATTTCTAATTGGCTAATAATAATTTTATAACTTTCTGTTTCTCCATATTTTAATTCATACTCACTAAGGTCTAATAGTGTTTCTAAAAAGTGCCTATTAGTGAGATTTTCATTAACATCATACCCAAATATTTCATCATACCACACTTCAATATTAATATCTAATATTTGTTCAAATACATCCAATCTATTACCTTTTAGATATGATATTTTTTTTAAACCTTCTTCAATATCTCTATGTTTACACTCAATATCTTGATAAATAATAGTAGATAGAAACTCTTGAGTTTGAGTACGTGCTTTACTAGGTGTTGTTCCCCAATCAAATTCTCTTTGAGTAGCTTTTAAATAAGAATTAAAATCTTTAGTCCTATCATTATATGCTTTATTAGCGTACATTTCATTGAGAGGAGATACTGCTAATTCTACTACTTCTTTTTTCTTAGTTTTTAAGCCTTCTATCCTATTATCTAACCAATCTGAAGTAATACTATTACCTTCGATAATTATATTTAAATCACCTATTAAAATAGTAACTTCTTCTTTAATAGATTTTGTTTTAAATAATTTACCATTATCATCTTTAATCCAATATTCAGAGGTTACAGTAGTTTTACTTGGAAATGCTATCTTAGCACAATATTCATGTGCAAAGTTTACAATTAGTGAAATGTAATAATTATAATTACTTGCATTATCTTTTAATTCTTGCTGATCTGTACCACTGAAGAAGGTATTAAAGTTATTATGTGAATGCACTAAACCAGTACTACTCTCTAAACCAGCTTCATATAAATCATAAGCATTAGTAATCTCACCATTATAATCAAACTCTGTATAAGTATGACTACCTATATTCATAGGATATAAGAAATCTGCTGTAAATTCTAAGTTTTTTAAATTTTTAATATCACCTTTAGTCACCTTATAAAATAAAATACCTGACCATTCTACTGCACCTATTTTATAGTGCAACCTATCTATAATTTCTTGTAAGTTTTTAGTTATTCTTAAAGTACCTATATTACCTATATTCTCTTCTTTACTGATTAATTGTTTCATTTAATTTTTCTTGTATTAGATAATTAGTAAATTCATCTTCTAATCTTGACACTATCTTATTAACTAAATTTATATGCACTCTTTTTTCAGGTATAATAGTATCAGCTTGACTATCAATAATTTTTAATACTTTATACTCATTTTTAAAGTTTATTTCAGTACATGTTCTATTTAACTCGCTTAAATCTAAATTAGTATAAGTAGAATTATTTGTATAAGATAACCCATTTATTCTAAAATAAGAAGCATTTGATATATTATTATTTAACCATTCTTCTATCTGTATTTTAGTTGATTGTGCTAATTTTATTACATAATTACCATTAATTAAATCATAGGTATATTGTAAATCAGTAATATTATATAACAATTTTATATAAGCATGTTCAATAGAATTGAGGTATGTTGGAAATAGTATATACTTACCTATATCTTTGATATTGGATATATATATATAAGGTGTCCCCTCTAAACTTTCCCAACTTAAATACTCTTTAAAAGATAGAATTACTGTTTGTAACATTTTTAAAAGACCAGAACTTAAAGAAATTACAGCTTCATTTAACTCAGTATTACCAAAACATAATTTAGCGGTATACTCTTTTAAATTACCTGTTGTAGTATGTGAAAATTTATAATTACTTAACCATTCTTCAATGGTATATGTAGTTCTACCTATACTTATATTACAATATCTTTTTTTATATTTAGTATTATACTTAAATTCATATTTAATATAAATATCTCTTATTATATGAGATAATTCTACGCTATTAGTTATAGTTATTTCAGGGTAATGTACTATTAGATCTACATAATCATCATTTATTTGAATATCATATTCAGATTCATTAAGTATTTGAGAGATATTTAGTTTTAAATATTTACTAAATACTTCATCAGTGCAAGTATGTAGATAATCCTCTAAATTAGCTTTTTTAAATTCATTTAATATATCATAAGTTAGTATGTTATATGAATTTAAATTAATTGAAGAAATCTTATTATCTGTAGTATTTACTACAATACCAAAGTTACTTAATTTCTTTTTTACTCTATATATATTGTTATTATAATCAAATAAGTATCTTGCCGCATAACTATTTTTTACATTTAATATTTTATGTAATTCTTTATCACTAAGTTTTAACAGTTCTTCTGGAATAACCATATTACTTTAAATTAAAAAGAGTGTAGATAATATACCTACACTCTTTATATTAATATTACACTCTTCCTTCAAGAAGTTTAGCTTCAGAATCAATATCTTCTAAAGTAGTTTCATCAACTAATTCTACTACATTAGATTCTTCAATCCAAAACTTTTTAATAAGGTTAATTATGATTGTTTTCATACTATCTTCAGTATCATCTTTACCACAACCACATTCACCTTCTAAAATAGAATCAACATCTTTCTTATATTTGTTATTATTACTACTACTCTCTAAGAAAGTATCACCATCTTCATTAACATCATATAACAATAGATCAGGATAGTCAATACAGTCATCTATAAATTTATTAAGTGCAGTAGTTGAAGTTCTACTTGCATTAAAAGGTACTGCATTACCTCCATTTTTATATACTTTTATAATCTCTAAGCATTCCTTATGTGAGTAATCACATCCACCACTTTTAGTCTTAGTAGGTGTTACAAACATAAGAGAATCAATAGCTGGTAATACAGCTTCATCCAAATCAAAAGTTGCTTTACTTGCTCTATCAATGAGCTTAGCACCACTCCAATCAATACCTAATTCTAATACAGAAGGTTCTGCTTTAAATTCAGCTAAAGTTCTTGCTGATGTTTCTACTTTAACTAATGCTACTTGAGTAAGAAGCTTGAGTTTAATAATACGTGTTGTTGCTGACATAATTATAAATTTAATTTAATGATTTAATTATTTTAATACATTCTTCTAACTGTTTTTTATTACCTGCTATAAACAAATGTTTATAAGGATTATTAGCATTTAACCCTAACATTCTTATAAATAATTTCCATCTCATTGCAAATAAAGGTGTTCTTAATCCTTTAGTTTCTAATACCCAATTACTACCTATAAAATCTGGTGTATAATTTATACTATGATATAATTTATTGGGTTTAGATACAAATAGATTTCCATTAGTTTTAAATGTATATTCAGTTAGATCTGTTTTAAATACATCTACTAATAAGAATGATTTAGGTATATACTCAAATAGTATATTGTTTTCCTTTAACATTTTATAACAGTTTACCTCTAATCTTGATTCAAAATTCAACCCATCGTAAGTTTCTTTTTTAGCGTTTTTAACTTTAGACTTTCCTCTTTTAAACTTCTCTTTCTTTATTTTGTATTGCATAACATAAAATTACCTGTAAAAACATCTTGTTGCCCATTTTCTATAATACTCGATGTTAAAATAATTATATCAGGTTTCTCTTCTTTAAGTATTTCTTCAGCACTATTCATAGTATTACCTTCTTTAATACAAGTATGTAGTGTTACACTATCTTTATTCTTATATCTTATTAGTACTCTCATAATAATAATTTATTAATGTCACTTTGTATTTTATCCACACTGTTTAATTTACAATAATCAGCAAAATCTTTAATACCTAATTTTCTAGGTATAAAATACCATTCTAAATTATACTTCTTTCTTAATCTATTCATGCTTTGAATCCCAGCATAATCGCCATCATAAAAGCACACTATTCTTTTAAATCTTTGTGTTAACTCATTAATAATATATTCAGGTATTCCTATTACTTCACTAACAGGTGCTATTGCAGATATACCAAAGTTATCTAAGCACCAAACATCTTTATATGCCTTACTTATTACTAATAACTCACCCTTATCAGGTAATTGATTCCATCCTTGTATTATATTCTCATTAAGATTATGATACCACTTACCTTTAATTTGATGAGGTTGATATATTTTATATTTATATTGATTATTATGCTCACCAAAGTAATAAGCAAATGCTAATGGTTTAGCTGTAATTTGCTGGTGTTTTAACCAGAAGTGACTAATTGGATTTACTTTAAAATGTGTAGATACCCTACTAACATCAAGTTTATGTTTTTCAATATAATCTATATGTTGTTCTTTCCAATCAGTATATTTAACTCTAATATCAGCATTACCTGTATATATCTTATTATATTGCTCATTATTAATTATAGCAAGTTCAATAGGTTTATTAATAGTAATACAAGAGTCTAAGTTAAGTGAGAAATCTTGATTGATAATGTTTAATGCTTCAAAATAAGTAACCCTATACTTCTCCATAACATAACCAAAGCATGATAAACTTCCTTTACTTGAAAAATCTTTAAATATTATGCTTCCTTTATAATTATCTATTCTACATGAAGCATTAGTATCTTTTCTTAATTCGGATTTAAAGTTTTCTCCAGCTTTATAAAATGTTTTACAATAATGTCTGAATATATCTAACTCTGATACTCTAAGTAGGATATTTGTTTTAGTAAGAGAAGGTTTTATTTCAAACATATATAAAGTATAAAAACCCATATAGATTGCTCTATATGGGTTTAACATTATTGTTATTTTAGAAAATATCTGCTGATGTAGTAGGTGTACTACTTGTAAATCCATTACCTTCTGCTGAAGGTGTTTGTTTTTTTACAAATGCATCAATTTCAAAATTAGAATGTTTTAATTTAGCTACTTTATCAGGTGTAGAACTAAGCTCTACAATAGGACTAAATGCCCTTAGCTTAGTAAACCCTGCTTTATCATGGATAAACATAGCTGTAAGGTTAATTTTATCCCATCCTGGCTTTGCTTTAATAGCTATTACAGCCTTCTCAAAGAAATCTTTTAAATCATTACCACCTAACTTAGCATTCTCACCAAGTACTTTAGTAGCAAAGTTCTTAACTACTGCTTGAATACTACTAATTTTCTTCTTCTTACTTTCTTCAGTACCATCATCTTTGCCTAAAGAATATCTACCAGTAGTAGTTTGTCCTGTTTTATTAGTAACAGTTACCTCTAAGAAAGTTGCTCCATCAGGCCAAGCTCCTACTGTAAAATCCTTAAAGAAGATATCTGATTGAATGGCATCTTCTACACCATTAACTACTAAATACTTAAAATCATTACCTTCTGTTGTTGTCTCATCAAATCCAAATGCTCCGTTGCTCATATTCTCTATTTAAAAAATGTGTATAAAAATATTACTTTATTATCTCTTATGCAATAGTATTAAATCACTATTATTTAGGTATATTAAACACTAAATATAGGACTTTCTTCTATAACTTGCCTATTAGCAGGGTTATTATGTATATCATTTGAAGTGACTGTTTCAAATGGCCCATCATCTTCAATAATAAAATCTACTTTCTTAGCTCTGTAAGAACTCAATCCCATTTGATCAAGAGCTTTCTTAACTTGATTAACATTCAACCCATAAATTTCTACTAATTCTTTCTTAGTAACTCCATTATCCAACATTTTAACCACATCTACCTTACGAAATACAGGTTTACCATTAACTTCCTTAATCTCTACTCCGTACAATTTTGCTTTTTCTAAATTCATTATTTTACTTGTTATTGTGTTTACTTTATTTATTTGATTATCAAAACTATAATTAGGTAAAAGATCTAAATTATTCATCTTTTACCTTTTCTTCTATACTCTAATCTAGCTAAATCTTTTAATTCATTTATAGGTTTAGGCATAATTAAAATTTCTTGAAAATTACAATGTGCAAATTCATTAAAATAATATCTAGCTGCTGAATCATAAAATTTACCATTATATCTAACACCCTTATATCCACTTTTTGAAGATGTTCTAAGATTTCTTGAGTTTTCTAAATGAGAACATTTTCTTAAATTGTGGCAAAGATTATTAGATTTATTCCCATCAATATGATCTATTTGTTCATTTTCTAACAATAAATCATTATATAATAAGTAATATATAAATCTATGAGATTTCCAACTATATCTAATATTTCCATGCCAAATAGTTAAATGAGAAATATATCCATCTTTATCTGTACTAGTAATATATGATTTAGACTTTTTATTAAAAATTAGTCCATTTGAATCATAGATATATTTATTTTTAAAACATTCTATTACTTCTAAGGAAGTATTTACATTTATACTTGGCATATATTTAGATTATGTTGTAAATTCTATGATTTTTTCTAAAACGAAATTACTATCATTAGGAATCCTAAATACATTTTCACCAAAAATATCAGGTGGACATTTACTACTGCTATTTTCTAAAGCTAAATCAAACCACGCATCTACTTTCTTAGTATTGAGGTCTAAAGTTCTATCAGCATAGAATACAATAGTAAACTCTTTTTCCAAACAGCCTTCCCATTCTTTACCCTTAACTTTAATTCTTCTTTCTTTAGCGCCACCTTCCTCTTGAATCCACTCATAATGAGCAGTAATAAATACTTCTTTATCAATCTTTTTAATAAAACTAAATAGCTTACCTATTTCTTGATTGTATTCATTCCATATTTCAAAGCCTTTCTTAGTAGACCTACATTCAGCCAATAACATATCTAAATAAGCACTAAGACTATCCATTACAATAGATGTAATTTCAGGATTAGTAGCATATTCTTTCAACGCAGCCTTACATTCATTAGTATTATTAGGTCTAGCATGATATTTAAAGGCATTTTTAAATGGTAGAGGTTTATTTTCTACATTAATAAAACCAGTAGTATTAGGATTCATATTCCTAAAACTATAAGTTTTACCTTTACCTGATTGGCTAACTAATAAAATCTTATAATAATCTCTCATATTTTCTCTTATTATCTCTTATATATTATCTGTTAATACTACTACATATTTACTATCTCTTCTAAATTGCATATAACCATTACTATCCAGTTCTACTTCAAAATTTAACTCATTTAATTTTTTAGCTATAAAAGAATTATATTCTCCATAGAAAGTAATAGTATACTTATTAATGTCCATTGCATAAAAATATTGATCTAATTGATCTAATTTATAGAGTTTAGATATTAATACAATTCTTCTTAAAGTATCCTTCATTATATTAATTATTATTCAAATGTCCATATTAACCAATATCCACCTTCTTCTGGATATTTTAATTCTATTAAGAAAGAACCTGTATCATTATACATTCTCCATTTTGTTGTAGATAATATTACATAACTATTATTATATCTCTCTACATAGTAGTTTAAATTACCTACTGTATTAGGGATAATGACAGTCATTGCACAAATACCTTCAGTATTAAAAGAATATACTACTAATGCACGTGGTATTGTAATATCTATATATGCCATACCTTTATCAAACCAAGGTGTTAACTTTAAACTTGGATCAGTAAATTCTTTCTTTATATCATCAATAGTACTTCCTAATCTAGCTTGTCCATAAGAATATGTAATAATAAATATTAGTACAAGACTTAAATATATATTTCTTGTTTTCATTTTTTATCTGTATGACCATATCCACCTTTACCTCTTTCTGTTGTAGATAGTTTATCTACTAACTCCAATTCAATATTAGGGTATGGAATTATAATCATTTGTGCTACTTTATCTCCAATATCATATAATTCAATTCCAGGCATATTTCTTCTAAATCTAACTGTTATATTTCCTCTAAAACCACTATCAATTATACCAACACTATTAGTTAAGTACATGACTTTATTACTAATAGAACTTCTTGGAAATATTAAAGCTACATAATTTTTTGGTAATTCTAAAGAAAAACCTAAATTATATTCAATAAATTTACCTGAAGTTTCCATTGAAACTGCTGTTAAATCCATACCAGCATCCCCTTCTTTAGCATACAAAGGCATTACAAAATCTTCATGTTCTTTCTTAATTTTTACTATCATTTTTATTAGTTTTTAATTGGTGACATATTTCTTTTCTAAACCATAATTTTTCCATAGTGATATAATACATATTTTTAAATCTTCTTACATATTCACTTATTAATGTTCTGAGTATACTCATGGATTTAATTTTGTATAATCAATTAACATTTCAATACAATGTTTAGCCTTTTCTAAATCTTGTACCCCATTCTTATCTTTATATCTACTTACATACTTAATAATAGTATGTTGTAAGGCATTAAGATTATTCTTCATAGAATACTCCATAGGTTGAATAATCATATCTTTGTAATGATTACCACCTATTTGAGATTTCCAAGATTGGTCATAATCATAATCACTACCATTATGGTGTTTTTCAAATGGTCTAAATGGTTTATTAATACATTTCTCATCTTCTTTTTCTTGTGCTTTATCCAGTATACTACCCATTGTTTCTTTTTTTATTAGATTAAAGGTTACTCGTTATAGAAATTTCACTTTAACAGGTTCACTCCATTTCCATTTTCCTTTTTTCCATTCCGAC